TTATCCAGATGTAGATGGAGATGGAGATACAGATGAGTCAATGGAAAAAGCTCTGAAAGATAAAAAGAAGGGTAAAAAGGGTAAAGATGACGAAGAAGATGAAGAATTTTTGGAAGAACACGAGAAAATTGCACGCGATGGCCTAAATAATTTTATGAGCAAGACTTCTGTATTTGATAAACTTTATAACAAGGTAATGGTTAACGAAAACTTTGGCGAAGATGCTGAAGATGTTACTGAACTTGAAGCTTTAGGAATTGAAACTGAGACCGATGTCGAAGTTGATGATGTTCCAGAAGAAATCACAGTTTCCATTCCCGGTGAACTAGCACAATCACTTTGCGATATCTTACAAACAGCATTAGCTCAACAAGAAGTTGAAGTTGATGTGGATGTAGACGTTGAAGAGGTAACCGACACTGAGTTCGAAGAGGACGAAGAGGCGGCTATGAAAGACGGCGGAGGTTATGGAATCGATGCTGGTTCTACTCTTAAGCATGCAGTTGATTACGGACATGGTGGTAAAAATAAGGTTGGTAACTTAAAGCCAACTGGTGCTGCTAAAGATAAAGACGGTGGAGGCTACGGTGTTGATGCTGGTTCTACTCTTAACCATACAGTAGACATGGGCAAGAACAACAAAGTAGGTAAGCTGCCCGTAGGTAAGAACGCTTTTGAAAATTAAGTCGCTCAAATATTAACCAAATTCAAATTTAAAAGCCCGTAGAGTACGCCTCTTCGGGCTTTTTTAATAAATATAAGTGTGAAGTTCTACAACAAAACTCTAAACAAAAAGTTTTGGTCTGAAGATAATAAATTTAATCCAGACATTAGAGAAAAACTTTTGTCTATTACTAATGATTTCATTGATAAGCTTGATCTAGATGGTGTAGAAATATATGATGTAACATTGACGGGTAGTAATAGTAATTACAATTATAATGATTATTCTGATCTTGATGTACATGTATTGATTGATTTTAAAGATATAAACGAAGACGAAGATCTTGTTAAAAAAGCCTTAGATGGCCAGCGCTTTGTTTGGAATCTTAGACATAACATTAGTTTAAGAGATCATGGAGTAGAGATGTATATGCAGGATAAAGATGAACCTCATGTAGCTTCAGGTTTGTATTCTCTTTTAAATGATGAATGGATTACCGAGCCTTCATATGATCCTCCGACTATAGACGAAAGAGATGTTTATAAGAAAGCTAAAACAATAGAGGATGATGTAAGAGTGTTAAAGGAGAGAGTCTTAGATGTAAAGGGTAGATCAGCTAAAGATCTTCATGACTGTGCTAATCAACTAAAGAAAAAGATCTCTAATATGAGAAAGAGCGGCTTGGAGAGAGAAGGTGAATTTAGTATAGAAAACTTAGCATTTAAAGTATTACGTAACACGGAGGTTATAGGTGATCTCATTGATATTATCTCTAGATCTTATGACAAAATTTATATGGAAAACTTCAAAACCTTTTTCGAATACTATCAAGGAGAAGAATTACTTAATCCTCATATGAGAACAGGTAAAAATATTAACAGAGTAGGATTAGCTAAGAAGCATCTTAACACTGTACCAAAACAATATAGTCATGAATGTCCTCATGTAAGAAATTTACTTAACGGTGGTGCACATCAAATAAAGTTAATGGGCGCCCCATTGCATGATACGTTAAATGTATATCAAGTCGACTATGCTCCAGGAATATCTAAAAGCTTAGGTAACTCTGGTGTTGAAGTTGAAATGTTTGAAGATGAAGAAGGTAACCATTGTGGTATGTTAAAGAGAAAGAATTAAGAATATGTCTGTATGTAATGAGAATAGAATTAACTGCAAGCCAGATGAAGTATTAGCAGCTACTGCTATACCTCAATGTGGTAAGTTTGTTAATCCTTCTAACTTACAAGCAGAGCAATTAGTATATGATCAAGCATTTAATGATCTCATAAACAACTATGGTATACCTATAGATTACTATATTAATACTTTTAATTTATCAGCAGCAGATCTGCTCTATGGTACTGATTGGGGCTCTAGTGATCTATCAACAGGGTTTGGTGAGTTCAAAGGCGCTCTTGGAATGCAAATGTATGTTGAACTCTCAGATGATGCGTTGCAGTTATCTAAGTTTGGTTTTGACCCTGGTGATGAATTTACTGGTTATGTACATATTAGTACATTTCACTCAGCAGCATCAGCTTATTTTGATTATGCTGAAGTAGGGCAGTCAATAGAACCTAAAGCAGGGGACGTTATAAGCTTAAAAGTTTTAGGATGCGATAGACCTAATGGCAGAGGCACTGTAATGTATCAAGTAACAGAAAGAATGGAGCAAGATATGTCAGCTCTTAATCCTATTCTCGGACATTATGTATACAGATTAAGAGGTAAGAGATTCGATTACTCGTTCCAGAGTGGATTATGTAGCGAGCCAGTCAATGAGCAAATTTACGACAATTCCTTTAGTGGTATATTATCCACCACGCTTGCTGATCAAGTATCATCTGATGGTAAGACTTATGCAAATCCAGATGACCCATACAATATTGATGATGTATCAAAAGATCAAGTAATGGATATGGATATCAATGATACTGATATCTATGGATCATATTACTAAGTAAGAACGCTTTTTACTATTGCATCCACATCATGCAGCTCTTCTAAGCTACTATAAGGACATTGATGGATTACACCGGTAAAGTCGTAATCATACAAATACGAATCAACAGTACCTTTAGCGTATTCAACTTTAGGAGCAAAGTTATTATGCAACTTATATCCAAATATCTTTGGTTGAGTAGCTACCCAAGCAACAGTAGAGGGTAAGTTTAATGCAGCCGCTGCGTGCTGAAGAGAAGAGTCAATAAAGATACGCTTTTGTGAATGAGCTACCATACTAAACAATGCTTTCTTTCCTATCATTTTATCGAACCTATGAACATTGTTCAGTTGAGGATGAAACTCATAACACACATGAACAATATTAAATTTATCAGCTAATTTATCTACAACAGCCTGTGCTTGTGTAGGGTGCATATCTCTCGTCCATGAGTATGGATGTTGCTGATGATCTGGTCCTGGCCCTCCATATGGTTGAAATAACAATATAGGTTTTTGACCATCATTAAATTGATTGATATATGCAGCACCTTCTTCAATCTCTCGAATATTAAAATTTAACTTCAAAGACTCTCCTTCATACTTAACCCCAATCATCTTACACCAAGTACTAATGAGGTGTGACTTTTTACTAATATGTGATGTCTGCTTATATGGGTCTTGCATATATATCTCTACATCTTTATCTTTAATAACATCCTGATAAAAATAAGGTGTATTACCTATTAGGTAAAACCGAGCAACATCCGGATTACGAGTCCAAACTTCTGGCCAAGCAGATACTACAATAATATTTCGTTCTGGTTTAGCTTTTTTATAGGTAGCTACTACAGCCGTAGCAGCGATATTTTTACCTATACCCCCTTCGATGTGGAAAACTGTTGATGCCATATATTTAATTTATATATTAAACTTGAGAAGTCAATACTAACCAAGGGATATTTTTAAATCACAGCCACTTCTATATACTATACCGGAAATACCTGGATCACTAGTAGGAATAGCTCCTGCACTTAAATATAAACATTTAGCATGTAACGTATCTGCAGCTACTGTATCGATATCACTTCCTACAACAGAAGAACCACAGTGTAATACTTGGTTATTTCTTCCTCCAGCAATAAATCCAAAACACTCACCCCCGCAATGGATACAATTATTCTTACCGCCTACAATAGTACCATAACAACCTCCTAAAATACAATGATCTTCTCCCCCTCCAATAAATCCATGAGGACTGGTTAAACAATGGCCTTCGCCTCCCGCTATAGTTGTATAGCAAACAGTACTTTGATTACCACATCCACCTCCAATAAACGAATCACTTGCATTTGACTGTAAGCAATTTGATCTACCTCCAACTACTGAACTAAAATTAGCACTACCTAACACGTAGTTAGCTTGACCACCGACAATAGTTGAATGTGTAGTAGTTACACAGCTACAAAAACCGCCTACAAGAATGCTACAATGACCCTGCACACTGTTAGCTGTACCTCCTCCTACAAAGCCATGATTGCCATCGCATACACTGTTTTGCGCTCCGCCAGCAATAGTACCTAGATTGGAATTATTAATAGTATTACCCGTCCCTCCTCCAATGTATGCACAATTAGCTAAAGCATTATTATTACTACCACCGACAACTACCGAACATCCACACTCGGTGCAATTATTTTCACCACCTCCAATAAAACTTCTAATTCCTGTAGCACAGTTACTACGTCCTCCGACAATAGCTCCACCTAAGTTAGTTGCCCTATTTCCATCACCACCACCTACAAATGAACTTAATCCACATGCAAGGTTATTAAGTCCTCCAACAACAATATCATAATCATTTTCTGCCTGGTTAAAGCAGCCGCCTCCAATAAAAGAATAGCAACCATGTGTTACGTTACAACGGCCAGATGCTATACCTGAATGATCACCTAACGTACGACTACTTAGACCAGCTCCTAAAAAAGAATAATCGCTTATAGCACTTAAATTATTTCCTCCCGCTACTGCACTATACATGCCATGAATACCATTCTGGTATCCTCCAGCTATAGTTGAGCAACTACCACATGTCATTACATTATGACTACCACCACCAATCGCTGCCACAGGTGAACTACAATTAAGGTTGTTGTCTGCACCACCAGCAATGGTGGTATTAATGCTTCTCGACATATTAAACCTACCACCGCCAATCACACTTCTGTCACATGTTTGAAAATTACATACTCCACCTCCTATTACATTATGCGATCCATTACAAATTGAATGCTTACAGCCTCCCCCCACACTGTTTAATACAGCTGTACACGCTATAGTAACTTCACATCCGATAACCAAATTAGATGTACCGCTTAATTGACCAACAACTGTTACTCCAGACTGAAAACATTGATTACAATTAAAATAATTAATTTTATTTGGAGAGGCTAGCGGTGTAACTGCTCCAGTTGTAACAGCGCCAGATAGATATCCTGCGATTGAAGAAAGCGATGATCTAGAAGTTACAGCACTACCTCGTGGGTCTTGCACCAACGCTACTAATTCATCACCATCGTACTCATTTCCCTCTACGGGAAGCTCAGAAATCTTAATCGCCATACTTATATTTATTTACTTAGGTGCTTTTAATCGGCAACAAATAGCAATAACTATTGCAAACACACCTGAAAGAATTAAATGCTTTTTAAACCCTTCAACGTTTTCACTTACAGTACAATATAAATCCCCATCAGATGTTAAGGCTCCTTTATTTAAAGCATCTAAATACACACTAACCATATCTACACAAAAGTACCCTCTAATGACAAATGCTAAAATAATAGCAGCTAAAATATAGACTAGATATTTTGGTTTCATTATTTCTTAATAACCTTCTCTGGGTTATCTGCAAATTTTTTACCTAATTTTACTATACCTTCAATTACTTCAGGAGATATAACACCAATAATTCCATATGTTACTGCTTTATAAAGAGATGAAATCTCTGTTTGCTCAAGTATAAACCATGCTATTCCAGCTGATATACCAGCAGTCAATATCTTCTTAAGCTGTTGGCCCCATGTGTAGTTATTCTCACCGGATAGCAAACGAGCTAGCATGGCGCCGGCCCCTATTAAAGGTACGACCCATCCACCGCTTAGAAACTCTTTGAGTAGGGATTTTTCCGGCTCCATTTTATATATTTATGGAAAAAACTACGTAGTTCTAGAGATATGTTAATATATTCTTGATTTTATGATAATACAAATATAATAGAAGATAGTGAAAATTTTATTCGACGAAGCGTCTCATACCTATACTCATAAAGATACAAAAGAACAATTTACTTCCGTTACTACTTTTCTTGGAAGATATAAACCTCCATTTGATTCTGATAAGCATGCTACTAGAGTAGCTAAGCGTGAAGGTGTAAGTAAAGAGTTAGTTCTAGAGATGTGGGAAGAAGAAAAGAATAGAGCTTGTGAAAGAGGTACTAATATTCATAAGCTATTAGAGGATTATATTGAGTATGGTGAGATAGAAGATACTTATGGTTGGTTGTATAAATCATATGATAAAGCTGTTGAACGTACAATAGATCCTTTCGATAATGTACTATGCGAGAACTTACTTTATAACGAAGAGATTAAGATTGCTGGTACTGCTGATTTAATTTACGAGCATAAGGATGATACCTTTACTATTGGTGATTTTAAAACTAATAAAAGATTTAGATTTAGTTCACAATATAAAGAGAGAATGAATCCACCTGTAGATCATTTTGATTATTGTGAGTTTAATACATACGCGTTACAACTCTCTTTCTATGCTTGGCTTTATGAAAGAGCGACAGGTAAAAAATGCCGCAAGTGTGTTATATTTTATTTGAGAGAAGATAGATTTTTATCTTATCATGTAAATTATCTTAAGTCAGATATTTATAATATTATTAGTACAGCTAATTTAGGTAGCGATTGGATGGATGTCTAAAAATATATTCATAGATTGTGGTACGCATCACGGTGAAGGTATCCGGGAGTTTCATGATAAAGGTATTATCGATAATACTTTTGAAATACATACTTTTGAAGCCAACCCAGAGTGTAATATTGAGGAAAGAATAAAAGATATACCTTTAAATATTACAACTTATAATAAAGCTGTGTGGGTAGAGGACGGATGGGTAACATTTTATCAAGAAGATCATACCCATAGTGGTAGCGGTTCTCCATCAGACGGTAGATCTAATATAGACGGTTGGGGCTCAACAATAGAAGAAACAGGATTTTTTAAAGAAGAATTTATTAATTATCCAAGCATAAAGGTAGAAAGTATAGACTTCAATAAATTTCTTAAAACCTTTCCTGATGATTATTATATAGTTTGCAAAATAGATATTGAAGGATCAGAATTTCCAGTATTGAGAAAACTTATTCATGAAAGAACTTTGAGTAAAATAAATTTACTTTATGTTGAATTTCATGAATGGGGTATGGATTCAGAAGACAAAGAATCGATTAAAAAGATAAAAGATGATGCATCAAATTTAGGAGTAAGTATTTTTGATTGGCATTAAGTTAAGTAGCAAGTAAAGCGTTACAAAAATCCCAGTTAACTATCTCAAAATAATTTTCAAGCCATTCACCTCTCTTTGGCCCATACATTAGGTAGTAACTATGTTCCCAGACATCTACACCTAATACTGGCTTACCTAAATTAAACATAAGAGGGTTATCTTGATTAGGAGTTCTTACTAAATCAAGTCTACCATCTTTCTCTACTAACCAGCCCCACCCGGAGCCAAATTGACCTTTTGCATTCTCAATAAACTCCTTTTTAAATTTATTGAATGTACCAAACCTCTTTACTATTCTATCTTTTATTTCTCCGTTAAAGTTACTTCCCCCTGGAGTCATCATATTAAAAAACAATTGATGGTTATAAGCACCTCCAGCGTTATCTTTTATATGATCATTATACTTTTTTATATCTTTAACCAGCTCAACTAACGGTGGCTTTCTCCTACTACTCATAGCTGCATTTAGCTTTTTAACATATCCTTTATAATGGTCATTGTAATGAAAATCAGTAGTTTGTCTATTTACTACAGGTTCTAAAGCGCTAAGAGAATAAGGAAGCTTAATAGGTTTATAAGTATTAACCTTTTCTAAAAGTAAATCTACTTGATTTAAAAACTTCATTTACTATATTTAATAAATAAATAGCAATATGACACGGAGTGCTCTTCTAAAAAAATTTGATAAAGAAACTGAAAACCTTTGGGATCAATTATATAAAATAAAAGACTTACTTGAAAGCGCTGAGGATTATGAGCTTTCTGAGCTAGGAGGAAAATTTTTAGATCAAATAGCTGAAGGAATAGAAGATGGAGATATATCCTTAGAAGATATTAGAGATCAAATATCTGGTTGATTTCATAGAAAGCTACGTATAATATACGTGGCATGCGTATAGAGACAGAGCTGAAGTACGATTTTGATGATGTTCTTATTCGACCTAAAAGGTCGACGCTGACGTCACGAAAAGAGGTTGATTTGCATAGAACATTTAGATTTAAATACGGTGGTTCGTATCACGGTATACCTATTATGGCTGCTAATATGGATGGTGTTGGTACGTTAGAAGTAGGAAGAACTTTAAGAGATTTAAATCTATTCACTTGTTACAAAAAGAATATTGATCAAGATGAGTTAATAGAAGAGCTTAAAGAGAATAAAGGTAAACATGTAGCTGTTACTGTAGGTAGAAGTCATCATGATTATGATACGTTGTCTATTATTAACAAGAAAGTACCATTACGTAATATCTGTATTGATGTAGCAAATGGTTACTCACAGGCATTTGTAAGTTGTGTGAGGGTGGTAAGAAAAATGTTCCCTAAGAGTAATATTATTGCAGGTAATGTTGTAACAGGTGAAATGGTAGAAGAGTTGCTTTTAGCTGGAGCTGATATTGTTAAAGTAGGCATTGGTTCAGGAAGTGTATGTACAACTAGAATTAAAACTGGAGTTGGTTACCCTCAGTTTAGTTGTATTGCTGAATGTGCTGATGCTGCTCATGGGTTAGATGGTCATATCATAGCTGATGGCGGCTGTACTACACCTGGTGATGTAGCTAAAGCATTTGGTGCTGGTGCTGATTTTGTAATGCTTGGATCGATGTTAGCTGGTTCAACAG